CTATTTCGATGGCTTGGCAATGGCGCCAATTCGTCGATAGACGCGCTCGGTAATGTCTCCTTTGGTGTGCCCCAAGAGTAGGCTCGCATCGCCGACGTCGAGGATTTCCGACGCCGCTTTCGGCCTGATGTCTCTGAACTGGAAGCCTCCGATTTTCTCAGCCAGCTGAACATCGCCTTTTTCTTCAGCTTCTTTCTTGGCCCTTTCTCTGGCGTCGTCCCATCGATCGCGAAGCATCTTCGCTGTCATCCGCTTGCCGCGTGCGCTCACGATTAAGTAGCTGCAAATATGCTGAGCATTGCGCTCGGCCATTTTCCCGATCAACAGGCCCAGACTGTTTGGCTCATCACCGTCAGTTATCTGGATACGCAGCTTTTTGTGTGTTTTGTTCTGCTGCACACCCAAGTAATTTCCCTCGACATCGTCCTTCCTCATGACCAGGACATCTGCCGGTCTTTGCCCGGTCAGATAGGCCAAGTCCATCGCGTCCTTCAGCTCTTGAGCTGCCTTCATGTAAACAGCATCCCAAACCACATCATTTGCGTAATAGTCCCTCGGCGTTTCCTTGTTTTTTCGCACGCCCTGGCAGGGGTTTTCTTTGGTCGTCAGTCCCCATTCTCGAGCAATGTTGAAAACGTGGGAGAGGGTGGCAATCTCGCGATTCGCTCGAACCTTGGCGGTCCGCGCGTCGCGGTACCCTGCGATAGTTGCTGGGGTGATTGAGTCGATGGGAGCGCTGTCGAACATGGGCCGAAGCTGCTTGATCTCCGCCAAATTGTCCTTCTGCGTCCGTGCCGCTTTCTTCGATACGATGTCGCGGATATATCGGTCGAAGATGCCTTTCATGGTGCGCAGATCAAGCGGCTTTTCCTTCGCCTCCAGCTCCGCCCATTTGACCCGGGCCAAGTCCAGATCCTTGCCCAGCGGGATCGCCTTGCCTGTCATATCCAGATAGTAATAGGCGATCCAAACCTTTCCGCTTTTTCGTGTTCGTGTCCACTGGTACATCCGAGGCGGCAAGCTGCGTGTGTCGGCCTTGCGGGGGCGCATATCAATTCACTCGCGAGTAGTCTGGTGTCCATACCGGTGCAGCCGGCGGCGGGTTCGTATCGGCGATCGTAGGGCTGATCATGCCCAGCTTCATGCGGGCATACATGCGGCCCACCAGCGGGCGCTTGCCACGGCTTTCGACGAACACCCACTGGCGATCAATCAGCCAGCGGCGCTGGTAGGCTCGGGCCTTGTAGCCGGTGAGTGCGGCCAGTTCCTCGTCGGAGAGAATTTCAGTTTCCATTGTGATGCTCCATGCCGCGCCTGGCGGTAGAAGTTGGTGATGGGTTATGCGGGCAACAAACCTTTCTCTTTTGCTTCTGCCCGGCACTGCTCGCGAAACTCCCGAGCCTTTTCGATTGCTTGCTGCTTTGTCGCGGCCTTCCAAGTGGGGCCGACCTGAATGAACTTGCCGCGCAGCTTCCCGCACCAGTGCTTCACAAAATCGCCATTCTCGATCTGACAGATGGTGCCGGCCGATGCTTTCGGTGCCGTTGCGTAATCCACCAGCTTCTGGTCGTACGTTAATTCGGGCATGAGAATTCCTCGCCCGCTGAACACTGGCAGGCTGTTGAGTTGGGGGAGAGATTACGGGTACTGGCGTTTTATGCGATCGGCGATGCCTTCGAGCTTTCCCGCCATATACCGCATGTCATTGTTATCGCGGCGGGAGACGACGCCCGATCGCCTAACGTTGCGACCGTCGATGATCCAGGCTGCTAAGAGGATGATTGCGGATTCGAGCCGACGCCGAAGCCAGCCGGTGTGTGGGACAACCTTCATCGCCACGGCCCCCTGCAGATCAGGGAGGCCATGTAGAGCGAGGCAAAGATCATGGCGTCACCTCGTGTCGCGCCCACCAGCAGACTGGGCCGTCGTCGGTGTCGTGGATTGACAGGCAAAACCAGCCCTCGCCTCCCGGTTTATCCGGGTCCCAGTAGCTGCAATCCGAATCATGGGAGCCGAAGTAGCGCTCCGATATCTCGTCCGTCGCGTCCTCAATGCTAGTCATCTTCACGACAAGGCGCTGCTCGGCAAGCCACTTCTTGCATTTCTCGCCATCACCTTCATCAAATGGCGGCAGCTCCGAGTGCCAGAACATGCCGTTTTCATCGCGCACAACCGGCACCGGCTGAATCAATTTTATCGTTTCCATGGGCAAGCTCGTCCTTGCCGCTATAGCGGCTGATTTTGAAGAGGGAGGGAATTACGGGTATTTGGTGCTTATGCGCGAGGCGATCGCTTCGAGCTGTTCGGCCATACGCCACATGTCGTTGTTGTCCCTTCAATACATCGATAACGATCTTCACGCCGCTGGCTGCGATGTGTGGCTGCTGCTGGGCGTAGTGGATCAGGTCGGCAATGGCTTTGGTTCTGATTGCCTCCCGGCGGATTAAGTCGAGGGCAAGCCGCTTGCCCTCCAGTTCCATCGCGCGGTTGATCTGGCCGGTGATCACAGATCAGCTACCGGCTCAGCGGCTGAAGCCGTGGTTTTTCCTGTGGGGGCGTGCAGGGTTCTGCCCATAGCGCTCGAGCGCCTGTTGTGCGAGCGAGTTAATGGGAGCCGCTGTTGCTTGGTTGGCGTTCGACGTTCGCGTAGAGTTGGCCGATATAAGTGAGGAGTGCAGAAATGGACAAAAAAGAAGTTGTTAGGGACGGCTATGGACTGGTTTTATGGCTATCTATTGCTGGACTGTTGATATCTCTTTTCATATCGATTTATTACTACAGGCAAGCTTTTGGTTCGACGATTTCCTCAGATCCTAATTACTGGTCAGCGTTTGGAACCTATTTCGGCGGAGTGTTTGGGCCTCTTGTGTCCTTTGTAACACTCATGGCAATTCTTAAAACCATTAAGCTTCAAAGTGTTTTGCTTGAAACTCAAAACCACGAGTTTTCTGTCATGCAAGAGATTCAGATGAAAACTTTGGTATCGCAACAGGAGCTATCCGATCGCGCCTTGCGGGACTCGGCGCGTCAGGAAATAGAGGCTTGCAGGAGCAATCTTTTAGCGATGCTTGATCGCTACATGCACCAGGCGCAGACCCGATTGGAAAGCAGCGTAAATCGTTTTGATACGTTCGCTCAGTGGATCCTGGACGGCAAAGCAGCGAACAGAGAAAACGATGTGATTGGTTTAACCAAAATGATCGAAGGTATCCGGCGTGAAATTACCGAATTAAATTTATTAATTATTGATGTCAATTTTAAGTCGTTTGATTCGACAGAGCTAATGAGGGAGTTTTTTAATATCAATGTTCAAGCTGTTTTCAGAAATAGTGCAAAAACTCATTACGAGGCAAAGTCTTACCAAACTGCTTCCAAGCCACCAAGTTCGTAAACGCGACGCTGCAGCCACCTCTCGTGGTTGCGTCTGTGTTCTTCAGGCTTTGGTTGATCCCAATGAGAAAGGCAGCGCATGAAGATCAATCGTCTTGCCTTTATCCAGTACTCGACCTCCGACTCAGCCGCGTCGGGCTCTGAAGTCGGTGAAAAGCACAAAGCCAATTGAAAAAGATTTATCTGTTTCATTACCGCTCCCTTTAAGCAGATGGTTCCTTCTGATGAGCCAGATCATGGGTAGGTGAGAGTGGGCTCAGGCGGTTGCGGAGATCGCGAATGTGTCGTCGCTGCCGCGTGCAATGCCTGCGTGCAGGTCCACCCTGCGGCCGGCAAGCATGCCCGCGATTTGCGCATTCAGATCGATATCGACATCACGCGCTTTGCGGCCCTTGCCCACGCCTTTGTTTGCGAGGTATTTGGTGATCAGCGCCTTGTCTTGCGCTTCGACGGGAATGATTCCACGTCCGTCGCTTGCTGGCGGGGCTTCGTTTTCGGCTTTCGGAACAAGGGCGTTCAGCTTCCCGTAAACCTCGTTGACCCATGCCAGGGCGAAGTGGTCGCCTGATGTTTCGGCTGAGTACGAGCTGCAGTGAACACCTGTGCGCACCGCTGCGACGTACTGCTTGCGGGCAAGTTTCAGCTTTGTTAGCAGCGCCTCGAATGCATACAGCGCGATGTGCTGTGCAGGTGTCACCCCCACGAAGGACGTGCGGGCGATGATCCGATCCTTTTCATTGCAATACTTTCGGCCGTATAACGACGTGCAACCGAAGACATGAGCAACTGCCCCGGCCAAGCTCCGCTCCCACACGGGAAGGCGTTCGGCCCGGGAGAATTGCGACTCGACCTCACCGACGTCGCTCAACTTCACATCCATTTCGGTAAGCCGGTACTCGCGCATCAGTGCTTGGGCCTGCCGGAGCGCTGTTGCGGCTTCGTTCTCGTTGGCGCTTTGGGCCAGTGCCAGGCAGTGCTTGATCTTGCGGATAGCGCGCTCGAGTTTCTTCTCGTCGATCTGTTGTGCGGACATAGGGGGATCCTCGCCTGAGGTGGCGTGAGTTGATGATTTGGGGTATTTAGGGGGTTGTGGACGGCAATGTGCCATCCTTATAAGCAAGGAGTTTTGCGTGGAGCAGGTCAGAGCTGCATTTGCTGAGGCAATTTTTGAAGCAGTCAGGGAATGCCACGAGTTCGGGTATCACCCAACTAAATGGGAGGCAATGAACCGAGCCCAGCATCCGGTTGAAGCATCGATCAAACTGGTTCAATCCCCCGAGTTTCAAGACGGCTTCAGGAAGCTATTGCGAGAGGGAAGGGAGCACCTGACAGTGGAGGCGATCATGCTCAGACCTGGCTTCGCTTCCTTGTTCAGTGGTCAACTGCTCCAAGCCGCTAGGTGGCGATTGCAGACCGCCCCCCGGTAAATCTGGTGATGCAGCGCGCGCAGGTGGACCATCCGCCGAGACCGGCGAACAAATCGATTGCAGTGGCCATGGGGAGTCCTATACCGGGGCATGCCCGGAGGAAAACGAGTATATTTTTAGAAATAAATGGCGGTGATATAAGAAAATGTGGTCAACGATTGAAATGCTAAGTATGAATTTTTGCGGAATCTATAATGTTCGAAATAATTTGGAAGCGGAGTAATTGCGTTGATTGAGGACTTGACCACAACAATTAAAGCTCAGCTTTATGAGAGAGTTAGTAGTCCGCTGCTAAGTTCTTTTTTTATTTCGTGGTGTGGGTGGAATTACAAGTTCATTTTAATATTGTTTTCTGGTATGGCAAGTCATGAAAAGATAGTTTATATTGATTTGAATATTTTTCCGAATCTGACGAGTGCTGTGGTTTATGGTGCTTTGTTGCCTGCGCTTACCAGTCTATTGCTTATCTTCGTTTATCCGATCCCTGCTGAGTTCATTTACAGGCATGTAAAAATTAATCAAAGAAGACTTAAAGAGATTCAGCAGTCTATTGATGATGAAAGCCCATTATCCAAAGAGCAGGCTCGTAAGCTTCGAAGAGAGTCACTTGAAAATCAGTTGAAGTACGAAGCTGAGATCGATTCCAAGAACATTGAGAATGCGAGGCTGAAAGAAATTATTTCTGATCTTCAACAAAAATTAGAGAAGCCGAAGGAGGATCTCGTTGCTGAAGACGTAATACCAGATAGTAACGAGGAAGCTGACATACAAGCTAACGTATTAGATGATCAAGACGATGACTTTCTTGCTGCGTATCAAATAGCACGTGACCGTCCCTCAGCCAGCGACACAGAAAATGCAACGGTCGGTACATCTATCGCTAGCGAAGAGCAAAGCTTAGACGCTTTTGTGAGAGAAACTCTACTTGACTATTTAGGCGATCTTAGAGAGTTTTCGAATTTGGAGTATGATGTTTCTGCAAGTCGCGGAAAAATTAAAGTGTTATTGGGGCGCCATGATGGTTTGTTTCTTCCTTATGTAACCGGTGAATATACGAAAGACACCGCCTTGGAAGTACTAGAGACAATCAAACGAGCGCTTTCGAGTGGCTCTCCGCCTGCTATTAGTAAATCAGCGTCAAAGGTTGAAAATGGTAAGTCCGGTCCAGATTTTAATGTCGTAAAGAATCTTGTACTGAAAAGCTTTGCCGCCGGTGAAACCCCTTCCCAAATACGAACGAAATTGGCTAGCTTGGGCGTTCCTAAGGCGCTGATTATTAGCGTGATGGAGGAAGTAAGAAAATCGAATTTAGGTTCCGGTCCTGGAATTTGATGGTTTCAGTGATCCCATTTTTTCGAATTGCCTCATGTGTCCGGATCGCAAAACGAGGGTTGGGCAGAGGGAGGGTAATTAATGATTGGCGTTTCAGTACAATGTTCCGCGCGCCTGAGTGGGCTGGCCTGATTCATAGAAGTGGGATATTTTTCTGCAATCTCACAATGGCAGGAGGCCGACATGAGGTTGCAGAGCGATGTGGATGCGTTAGCGGCTATCGAAGAGGACGCTAAAGCGATGCTGAAACGGATAGGGCTGCCGGACGACGCGGTGAAGCTTGAGGTGGTCGTGTTCCTTCGCGAGGTAATCGACCTTGCCAGCTACATGGAGTCGGCACATCAAATCGTTGAGCCACCGAGTTTCGTCTGAGCTGGCGTATTGCCGATCGTTGCGGTATTTGTGTTCGGCCCGGCATGGAGGCGAACTCCATGCACTGAAGCCGCTCGATATGACTCTAAACAGCTGAAGGATCGCAGAATGGACCAACCCGCCTTGGATAATGCTCTGAATCTCAGGGGCTTCTTATCCCCATCAATGGATTTCGTGCGAGAGAAACTCAGGGCTACCTATGCACAGTCCTTTGAAATCGCTGAGTCTGCATCTGACGATGCTCAACGCTCGATGATGGCGGCAGGCGTTGACTGGCAAGAACCGCACATGTTGGCTGCTTTGATTTTTCTGCAGCGGACAGTAAGAAGTTGTCAGGCTGCAATTATTTTATGCGAAAGCGGACTCGTCGTAGATGCTCAAACCGTGACGCGTTCAGCGGCGGAGGCTATGTTTCATGGCGTGGCTTTAATCAATGATCCATCCACATTTTCAAGGATCTCTCGGCAATCCGACATAGACGAGAGAAAGCAAGCTAAGGCGATGATCGACTCCCTATCGACTAGAGGCTTGACCGACCAGAACATAGCGGATCTCACTGAAGTCATTCGCCGGGGCGAGGGTAGTGCTCCAGGTTTTTCAACATATGACGCCGCCCGAATTGCTAACCTCATGCCGATATACGACACCCTTTACCGCGGCCTATCGGTAGCAGCGAGCCACGCAACCTTTAGGTCGATGGATTCTTCGCTCCAAGTCTCGGATGAGCAAGTTGGATTAATAACAGGGCCAACTGACTACCACCTTGAATTTACGCTAGGTCTTGTGCAGAGCTGTCTGGATATAGCTTGTAAGGCTTTAGATGAGAACTTCGTTTCTGAATGATTTAAGGGGCGGTAACTAAACCGTCGGCGCATCGACTTCGTCTTCTGGCTCTGGCGGGTCGTCGGCGAGCGACTTCATTCCAGCGGCCCGAATAATGCGCGACACTTTTTCAGTAACAACGAAAGGTGTCATGACACACTGCAGCATCTTGGCCTGGGTCTCGATGTCGGCGGCGATCAGGTTTCGCAGCAGATTCTGATACACCTCCTGCTGGTTGTTGAAGCCGTGGGTGGCCATGACCCGCTTGAGGTCTGGCTTGAACACGCCGGCCACCTCAATCGTAAACTTCTCGACGCCCAATGCAGCGTCCTTTGCTGCTGCCTTCTCGCGCTTTCTGCGCTGCTTCTTGGCTTCCTCCGTCAGTTCCTTTTCCTCGGCCATGGCCTACCTCTTCAATTCCGCTGGCCGGCAAGTCCAGCCAGGTCTGTCGGCGGCGTGTCGTCGCCCGGTTACTGATGCGTTTCATGAGTTGAACTTGAATCCGTTCTCGCTGGCGATCAGCGCAACCCGCTTGACGTGCATGTGCAGTGTCTTGGCCGTCTCGCTGATGGTCTTGCCAGCTTCGGCCAGTTCGCGCACCTTCGGGGCGATCTTGTTGCGCTCGACGCGCAGACGGTCGTGGTGCGGTGTGGATGCCAGCTTTGGATCGCCAGTGACGCCACTGGGGATTTGCTGAGCTTTACCGCCGGAACTGAAGAACTGATCAAGTTGCTGGTTCAGGTTGTCGAGCAACTGGTCTCGTGGGTTTGGCATTGGTGCACCTATCAATGCACACCTTCCGCCAGGCGATTGGCCTGCTTTTCGAATGCGAGCGCCATGTTCAGCGCGACCTGATAATTGAAGCGAAAGGCCTTTGTCTTGCCGGTGACCAGGTCAACGATGTGGTAGGCATTGCCGACCGTCCTCACCTGAAAGCGCACTTTCTTATCCGGCGCCGCCAGACCTGCGAGTCGGGCAAACTCTCCACGGGCTGCGTGGGAGCGAACAAACAAGGCGTTGAGAACTTCCCGGCGCTGTTGCATCAGTGGTTGCGGTTGCATGGCTGATATCTCGGTGGTGGGGTTGCGTGTATTCGTCAGCACTCGGCGCCGCCTGCTGGTTGCCGTTGGGCGCAGGGGAGAGTGCTGACGGATAAAGGCGGGCGAAGAAAAGGCCCAACTGGACGGGAGGGCCTTTTGGTGTTTCCGATGCAGTGATCTCAGGTGGCGAGATTTTTGGCGGGATCGTTCAGCGCCAGAACGCGGCGACCCCGGCGGTACATCGCCATCGCTTGCGGTGTGCGCGTTGCGGATCGGTTGGAAGCGCGATAGAGCAGGGCGGTTCTGGCCGCACATGCGAAAGAGCTGCGCCGATCAGGATGATCAGGAGCATTTGGATCTCCGGTTTAGTGCAGGTGTCCAGCGTCTGCTGAGTTGGCGTCCGCATCCCGATGCACCCAATCTCCAAGGTGGAGCAGTGATGCTCGTCGCTATGCCGTTGGAACTGGTCTCTCTGCGCGGCGCACCATTCGGACCTGAGTTGTGCCGCGCTCCGGAACGCGGCGATCTCGTCGCATCGTGTCGTCATTGACCATTGAGTGCATGGCGATTTACGAGGCCGCGACCGAGATAGCTCTTACATGCACCGCTAACGATTTCCGATTCCATTGTTCTGACTCCCGGTTGTTTTCCCAATACGCCCGGTTAGCCAGGCGTATCAGTGAAAGTTTCCGTGTCCCTTCGGCGCTACTGGCGCGGTACGGGCTCGCTCAAATTGTTCGTCCGACCGCGACTTTGTCCGTCAGATAACTCGATTTGGCGCTTTACGCTGCACGCCCGGGTCAGTTGCCAACCCTCTGAACCGTTGAGGCCGATTCATCGCTGCCTTCGAATCTGGGCCGGTGGTGATCCGGCAAGGTGAAGCGGTGGATCTAAAGAACTGGACGGCTCCTGCTGCGAGCCGGTATTGCGTTGGCTTGGGAGGCAATTTAGCTTGACGCTAAATTTTGGTCAATAGCTCATAGCTAAAAAATAGCGTGATGATGAAGGGCGGGTAGTGAGATGAGGTGTCGGTGCAGTGGGGGATGAGGTCGGATAGCGACGCTACGCGCGCGGAAGATGTATCAGGGTGATATAAACTGCGGGGAGGGATCAGAAATCAAAGAGGAAAGTGAGGATGGTGGAGCATCAGGTAGATATACATCTGAGAAATGTGGGACGCGAAGTCGAGCATGATCGTTGGGAGGATATTGACGCGAAAGATGTTTTGTTATGGAAGTTCGTGAATGAATCTCTGGAAGCTGGCACCTATTCGCACAATGAAATAGTTGTCACTGTTAAGTGTGATTTTTCAGCGATGCTAGAGAGATGCGAATGGCATAAAGAAATTAATTATGCGTACAGGAACTCTGACGAAGTGAAGACTAGGGCTTTGTGGGGGGACGGATCTAGTACTTACGGAGTCGATTTTAAAGCCACAGTCATTTTGGTAGGGGAAGAGGCGCTTAGCAAGCACTCGTGGTATCCAGTTTTTTTTGTGGAGAAGTATTTGTATGATGTTTTTTTTATTATGAATATGTCGCTGCCAGGCTCGTGTAATTTTTATGGTTTAAGGTGTGGCGAAAATAATCTGCAAGGGGAGGCAGGTAGCACGCACCTTACTGGGTTTCACTTTGAACAGGGCCATTATGATCGCCTGAACGGCAGTAAGCTTGCTCCTATGGAGCTGCCGATAGATACAGTCTCGTCTTGGTATCGTCGCCTCGGGCTTGGGGTCAAACAAAAATCAGAGACTGGCGTGGAAAAGGCGATATTCTCACTACTGCATCTATGCAAGAAAAACGTGGATGTCAGTTCGGTGGTGTGGATATTCCATGCATTAGAAGCAATATATGGAACCAGGGTTGGTGAGGGGTTCACAAATATAGTCGAGCGGGTTGCGATGCTTTTGGAGCTTGATCTGAAGGAGAAAAAACGTTTGAAAAGAAACTTGCGAGAACTTTATGACTTCCGCAGTTCATTCGTGCATGGCGGCTATAAGGTGCATCACCCGATGAGTATGGAGGTGATAGATTCAAGGCTCAATGACGACTACTCAAAAATGCACGAAATTGTTCAGTCTGGATTTAATATTGTTGTGCTGTCTTTGCAGGTGCTTATAAGGAATGACTGGTTTGGAATAAAAGTGGATGAATCCCTTTCCGGCTTGCAAGCTAGAAGTTGGGCGGATGTTTAATATTCGATAGGACGCAGTTGGGCTGGAAACGCTGTCATCGCGCGTACATTCCCCACCAGAAGACATGCCCCAGAATCACGATCTGCTCATCTTGGACTTGTTGAAAGGTGTAGTCTTCGTCTGGATGCTCTTCCCTGTTGAAGCTACGAAGTCGAATTCCAGTTGGTAGTCTGTAAAGCTGCTTCACTCTAAGCTGGCCGTTGTGATTAAGGGCGTATAGGTCGCCGTCCGTTACATCCGCGATAGATGAAATTCCTGTGTTGACTCCAACAGTTGCACCATCTCTCAATATGGGGAGCATGCTGTTTCCGCGAACAGTCACGCACTTGGCATTTGAGAACTGAACCCCATTCTCGCGGAGGTTTTTTTTCCCAAACCGAAGAAAGGACGTTGTGCTCTCCTCAATGCAAAATCGTCCGGAACCCGCTGCGAATTCTATCTCGCGCAAAAAGGGGACTGACACTTCGTCCTCTTCCACAGGCGTCGACTCATCCCAAATTCTGATGTCGTTAAGCGCCCTGTGGTAAGGCGCGGGGCTGAGGAGAGCTTGTGAAGTGGAATCGTGAACATTATCTAGAAAGCCCTTCGGCAACCCCTCTGCCAACTCAATACGACGCGCGAGCTCATCCCCAAGGTTTCTCACAGGGTTCTTAGAGAGAATCTGGCTCAAGACCGACGATGAGGTCCCCCACTTCTCTGCACATTCTTTTCGCTTTCTGTCGCCCGCTAGGGCTTCCAGGTTGCGCTTTCTGATCGCGTATATGTCCATGCGCTGATGATTGCAGCTCTTAGCTAAATGATAAATATTCTTGGAGCTAAACTCTTGCTTGCTAACAAATTTAGCTTGGAGATAAACTGCGTCCGAAAAAGGAGACTACCTGTGATCACTCAAATGCAAGTGTGGCTCAAAAAGGCGACCGCACTCGAGCGCGATCGAGTTGCGACAGCGGCGGGCACGAGCGTCGGCTACCTCTACCAAATCGGAGGCGGTCATCGGAAGCCGTCTCTTGAGCTTTCGAAAAAGCTACAGGCCGCAGCAGGTGGAGAACTGACCATGTCCGGCTTACGACCTGATCTTTATGAGCTTCTCACCGAATCCAAATCCCCAGTAGCGGCATGACAATCAACGCAACGCTGGCCCCTTGTACCCAGATTAGAAGAGAGCAATCCCCATGGAAACGTCCAGTCCAAGACATAGCGCTCAAACTCGCGACCAGGTGCTGGTAGCGCATGCAGCAAATCAGATCGCCCGCACCAGTCTCAGTCAGGACGATTTCGCGCAATCCCTCGCCCGAGAGATCTATGTGCGTGTCCCGGCGGACAAGATCAAAGAAGCAAAGATTCCGGACTTTTATGAGTTAGTGCGCCTCAACGATGTCGGTGAATTCGTGAAGGCGACTGGCCGCTGGCTAAAGCGTATTCAGCGCTGGTTGTCTGGCGATCAGGAGATTCCGTCTTGGTTGGAGGAGTCATGGGTAAATGCTTTGAAGCCTGAGTTCCGCGACCACTGCATCAACGAACTCGCTGGGCGCCACGGCTTGATCGGGGCTCGCCAGATGCGCAGTGACCAATGCGCCAACAAAAGCTTCGGTGCGCTGATCCGCGCCCTGGGCGATGTGATCGACACCGGCAGTGAGGTCTTTGACGACCAAGTGATGTGCGAAGAGGACCTTCCGCATCTGCCAGCGTTCGCCGAGCAATGCCGTCAGGTAGAAGCGCGCGCAGGGGAGTTGGGTCGGAAGGCAGAAGCCCTGCTCGCGAAACACCGACTGAATTTGAAGATCGCCTGAACAGCGGGCACAAAAAAGCCGACGGAGAAGGTCGGCTGATTCGCAAAACTAGAGACGCCCGATTATGCAGAGCCAGCCAAATTCTAGCAATACCCAGAACAATGTCGCGACACGTTTTCAGAGTTCGCAAAGCGTGTCGCAACACACGTCATCTCGTTTTGCCGAATTGAATATCGGAGCCTCGCTGTGAGCGTTCAAGCAATGTCATGGGCGCTGTCTTTGCCCACGCAAGTTCTCAAGGATGCCAGCGCACGGCACGTTCTGCTGTGCCTGGCCAACTATGCCGGATCGAACGGTACTGGCGCGTTTCCGTCAGCTTCCACCCTGGCTCAGGACACCGGTCTATCCGAGCGTACCGTGCGTTACAAGTTAGATGACCTGGAGAAGTCGGGACTGATCAAGCAGGGCAATCAGGCGATTGCTGCTGTTCACATTGATCGCCATGACCGACGCCCAGTCGTTTACGACCTCCAATTATTGCGGGGTGCAAATGCTGCACCCCGTTCCGAGCGGGGTGCAAATGACGGCACGGGGTGCAATCCACAACAGAACGGGGTGCAAGCTACGACAGAACGGGGTGCAGCGGCTGCACCCAATACGTCAATTAACCATCAGGTAACCGAACAGCAGCTGCAGCGCGAGTTTCCTGGCGTGGTCGATGATCAGGATCGACAAGCTCTTGATGCTCTCGAAGATCCTCGCCAGCGCTTTTCGATGTTTGCCGACTGGGAGTTCAGCGCTAAACAGTTGGAAGACCAGCTTCGCCTGATGTGCTTGCCGATCTCGTCGGCTACCGATGAGTTGATTAACTCGTTCAAAGGTTTCTTCATCGCCAAACCCGATACCCGTGACAACGCCGCCGGCTGGTGCCACCGCCTTGCCAAGTGGATCAAGCGTGATCGCGCTGTGAAGTCCGGCGACATTGAGGAAGAGATGGATGCGACCGGTGACTGGACTGCCAAGGGAGTTCGGGTATGAAATCTGCACGCCATCTTATTGCCGAACGGCGAACCGACCCTACCTACAAGCCGACGTCCGACCCAGTAGTGGCCGAGGTTGATCCATCGACCAAAGCTGTCATCGACGATTTGTTCCTGCGTCTTCGTGGTGCCTGTGGCGCATGGCGCCAGTCTTGGCCTACTGAGGCCGTGATGAACGCCTCGAAGCTTGAATGGCTCGGCGAGTTCATGCGCTCCGGGATCAACCGGATGGAGCAAATCGACCACGGCATGCGCGTCCTGAGTGCGAGTAAGTCGGCATTTGTTCCGGCGCCTGGCGTTTTCGTTAGCTGGTGCTTTGCCCCTGAAGGGCTGGGATTGCCGAGCGTCGAAAAGGCGTACGCCCAAGGTCTTCGCAACTGCCATCCCGCTATGCGTGATTCGGCCAAGTGGATGCACGCTGCGGTCTACCACGCTACTGCGGCCGCTGGTTTTCATGGCCTGCCATTGCTCTCGCGTGAACTTGGTTTGGCGAGCTTCGAGCGTCACTACTTGGCCCAGTGCAGGAAGATCTGGAAGGGTGAACCCCTAGGCTCTATCCCTATTGCTGAACTTGCTGCGCCTAAGCCTGATCGCAACCCCGAAGTGGGTAACACCGCTTTGGCCAACTTGCGCGCGATGCGTGCGGGGAGAGCAGGACGTGTGTGACCGTCGCCTTGCTGTACCCGAAATCGATACCTATCGCTTTGCAGTGTTCTGCTGCTCGTTCAAGGTCGATTTGAGTTCGCCACCTGATCACGCGCTGGCGCTGTTTGCCGACGAGGCCATGGCCAAGCGTTATGGCTCGTGGATGTGGCCGGGGACCTATGAAGTCGTTGACGTCGTGACGGGGAAACCTTCATGCGAGTGAGCTCGAAGAAGCTTCGCGCCTCGGCCAATGGCCAAGAGTGCACCGTCCGGATGCCAGGCATCTGCAATCACAATCCAGAAACCACCGTCCTCGCGCATCTGCCTTGCGGGCAGAAGGGTATGGGCATGAAAGGCTTTGACACCGTGGCGGTGTACGCGTGCAGCGCTTGCCACGACGTGATCGACGGCCGCGCCGCCGGCGAGATCGACTGGCAGGACGTGCCGCGCGCCATCGCCGAAACCCACGAAGCCCTGATCATGGCTGGAATTCTCACCGTGAAGGGGGCCGCATGAGTACCGCCGCGGTGAAGATCACCGAAGCTGAGATCAAACGCCAAGTGGCCGGCACCGTACAGGACGTACGCGACATTGAGAATAAGGGCCTGTACCTGCGTTTCAACAAGGCTCGAACCGGTGGTTCGTGGTACCTGGTGTTGAAGGGCAAGTGGAATCCCATCGGCACCTTCCCCGAGCTGACTCACAAACAGGTTGTAGCGGCGCTGCCGTCGCTTCGGCTGCGTCTGGCCGCCGGGGAGGGCGCGAGCCTGTCGAAGTGGAACGCTGTTGGCGAACTGCTGGACTGGTTCGCTGATCGCATGTCGCGCGATCGCAATCTGTCGACCAAGCGCAAAAACACCGGCGCCTCGATCATCAAGTGCCACCTGAAGCCGCGTCTCGGTGAGCTGCCCCTGATCGGCGTCGACAAGCCCGCACTCGACACCCTGTTGATGTGGCCGCTGCAGGAGACGGTTTCCATCGACTACGTGCGTTCCGCGTTCCAGCTGTTGGCCTTGGCATTCCGGCAGGCGGCCAAGCTGGGGATGATCACGCCCAACCCGATGGCTGCTATCCGGTTCAACGATTTCTCCAAGGCGAAGGTCGGCATCAAGCCGTCTCGGCTTCGCGGTGTTCAGTTGGAAGGTCTCCTCGGGCAACTGGCCGACGTCATGGCCACCGCGCCGCTGGATTCGATGCTTGCGCTGATGATGCTCTGCCACGGCACGCGGATCGGTGAAACCCGTATGGCGCGCTGGTCGCATATCAGCCTGGCCGAGCGGGAATGGTTCATCCCGGCCGAGAACACGAAAACCGGTGTCGAGCATCAACTTCCCCTGACGGAGCAAGTGTGCACGCTGCTGACCCGGTACCGCGAAGGTCAATACGCCCGAGGCTATGAGGGCCAGTGTCTGTTCCCGGCGCGCAACGGCAAGTCACTGGGCGAGGCTCAGGGCTGCGCCGTGTTTCGTCGGTTGGGGCAGGGCGAGTGGACCAGTCACGACCTGCGCAAGTTGGCCCGCACTGGCTGGGCAGATCTCGGCATCGACCACCTGATTGGCGAGCTGCTGATCAACCACGCGATGGGCCACAACGTGAAGGTTTATATCCAGTCGGACGTGATGAGCCGCAAGCGTGATGCCCTCGAACAGTGGCACGCACATCTAGATCAGAAAGGCTTTGCAGCGATTCATGGATTGACCGGCTTTAGATTTGAAGATTCCGGTAATTCGCTGCAAGCCACAGACGATAAGGCCTGCAAGGCCATTGAAGAAACAATCATAGGCGAGGTTTTAAATCATGCATAAAGGGCTAGTGCCTGACTTTAAAAGGGAGCGGATCGAGCTGGACCCTTGCTCGACCTGCCTGGGGAAAGCGGTAGTAAAAGGTCTGTTTTATGAGCTGGTTTGCACGAATTGCAACGGTTCAGGTTGGATTGTTAGCGGCAGCAAGTTGGTGCTTTCTTCCGACGAACTGGTCACTCAGTTGAGTTTCAAATTGCAACGAGCACTGAGTGAAATTTCAGCACTGAAAGGCTTGCCGCTCACGAGCGAGCCACAGTGCCAATACGAACGAGTGAACCGCCTAGGGGCGGGCGGCACAAACTACACAGGAGATTGAAAAAATGATGATTCGTAAGCCGGCAGGACGACCGCTGGGTGATACCGAGTATTTGCTCGAGCAATGGGGTTGGTGGAGGATGGACGGCATGGGAGTGCCAGGTTACACGTCACCTACGTTTGCGCTGATGCGTCAGGCGGTGCCACGATCATCGTCGACCAAGAACTATTGCATCACTGATGATTGGGCTATTGCTATCGACAATGCTGTAGCGAAGCTATCGTGCCGTGATCAACAGATGGGCGACATTATCTGGCTATATTACGGTCTCAAATGGCCGATGGTGCGAGTAGGTAAGCACTACGGTATGAGTGAGGGAAAGGCGAGAGAGTTGGCGAGGGCTGGGGCAGCATGGATTGATTGCGCGGTCAGCAGTACAAGACGTGCAGCCTAGCAAGCATAAGGTGGAGCCGTGGAGTAGTTGATTTTTTAAAGACGAATGGTTTATTCGATACAACGCTTGTCTGGATGCAATCTGTTAGTGCTACCTGATAATCTATGATCTTTGATCAGGTTTTGATCCCTGATTGTCATACGCACTCCTAGGGAAGAAATATGGAAAAGGCTGATTTGGTTCAAAAATTTCTGGGTGAGTATATTGAGGAAGCTGAGAGCCAAGAGTTTCTGAGGGATCACGACAGTAGATTTGAGGGGCTCAGAGCTGTAGTTAAGAAGAAGTCCGAAAATTTACGCCCGCCGCTAAATGTGGTATCTCAGCGATTGTATTATGTTGCGGATCATTCATTTTACTGTGTTGAACTGTTTAAATATAAATATTATTTGCTTGCCAAAGGAGTCCTTGGCGCGCTAGAGACAAATAACCCACTGTCGCTAGCAAATAACTGTCGCTCACTTTTAGAGCAAGTCGCTACGCTAACGTACTGCATGGATGCAGTTGAGCAGATGTTGAATGACCTAAAGGATCAGGGTTCACCGGAAAAAATAGATAAAGTGATTGCTAAAGCTGAACAAGTTTTGAAGCGCACGTATGCTGGCAAGGGCAAAACGAAAGACTCAACTAAAGAGTCTGAGGCGATTCATGTTAATACAGCGATAAAGGCTCTAGGTTTGAAGGCTTTGGATGCTTCAGACTCCTATGATTATTTGTGTGAATTTGTTCATCCTAATTTTGGGAATAATTACCTTATCTCCGCTGGAGAGTTAGGGAAAGGTAAGATAGGAAGCCGGGCGAACTCTGATGAAACAATCTTGAAAATTGCGGCTATCGCTGTTGGATTACTTGATTTTAGTGCAAAAATAAGCGGGATGTTGTATCCAAGCCTTACTTGGCGTGCGCACAATCATGTAGAGATTTGTTTTCAGAGAGGAGCAAAAATAACTAACGTCTTTGCAAGCAAAAAGCCAATTCCGGAAGGCGATGGGAAAACAAGGGAAACAGCATTTTTCTTTAAAAATGCCAGAACTCAGCAAGAATCAATGTCCCTAAATTATCAATATTTGCAGGCGTGTGAGTATGATATTCATCCCGCCAATAGGACTAATGGGGGCTATAGTAATGGTTATGTTTATGATGTGTGGGAAACAAAGGATGGTGCGATTTGGTTTAAGACTCCGGTATACCATGGCATCTAAGTGAGGAAGGGAATGCTTGTGAATTGGCTACATTGGGGGATGCTTGGATTGATTGTGCGGTAAGCAATACGCCGAAGGCTGCCTAAAACAGTTGTATGGTATTAGCTGTTGCTTGCTCAGCTAATACCATAGCGATAACTGAAATTATTTTTCCCCTTTCGCGGAGCTGATCATCTTTCCTCCCTTTAGTTGAATGTTCGAATTTGTGACGCCTTTTAGAATCAGCTCGTAAGGATGGTCTGCCATTTTTTCTCGCTCGGATCGATTGAGAAGTAAGAGCTTTAAAACTTCCACATCTCTATCTGTTGGAGACGCCCCGGGCTTGAGTCTTTTAAGGTATTCATCCGCATCGTAGTATTTTTTTCCATCTTCGTGGAGAGCTAGAAGTACTGAGGAGCGAAAGTTTGATGTTCTATAAATATATACAATGAATGCGGCTAAGCTGACATATAGGCCGATGATTGCTGTTACTGCTCTATCGCTGAGAGCTTCTCCAGCAAAGAAATAGATTAATAGCACTCCAATATTGAATAGTACAAACAGGTTGATCATGACCGTTTTTAACCTGCCGGCACTACGCATTTGCTCCTGAATCGTGGTTTCGAGAATTGTGCCTCGATTTTCTCGATCTTTTATACGGTTTTGCTCTCGCTGCTCTTGAAGTATTTTTGACGGCGGGTGTTGCGTAAGATAAGTCGACACTGATTCTTCGATGATTAACTTGAATTCTTCACTCAATGAATTTTCAATTGCTTTAGTTTCTTCAATTTTTTTAGCGATCAGTCCAGGTAGGTCACGTGATAACTGGATCTCAAGCTCTGTATCAATTGCTTCTCTTCTACTCTCGCTTGTTTTGCTTGAAAATATTTTTTGTAAGGTTTCAACTTGCATCTCTAAGTAGAAAAGTCTTTCTAAGTAGTTCTTTGATTGTGAAGAGTCAGATTCGTCGTAAAGGAAAAGTTTTGACATGTTTTTGGTTAGGCGATTAAATGGTCTTGTTTTAAATGTCAATGTCGCCGATAAGATGAGTGCTAAAAAACTCGCTACAGCCGCTGTATAGCTAGAGAATGGATCGTTTACTAATTGGCGCAGGAATTCGTTCATAAAATTCTTTTTAGTGGGTTTTGTTTTTTTGCGGTTAGCTAATTGCAATTCGAACGGCCGTTTTGCAAGGGGCCATCATAGCGCCATCTATCACTTCTATTTAGTTCATTGTCAAGGCTAATAGCCACGTCAAGTCAAAAAATCATCCGTTCGAGGGGTAAAAAGACTTTTCCGCGCGGAATAGGCATGGTTTTATAGCAGCGTGAACTGCTGTGAACGCAGCTAGACGCTTCCAGAAGCCCGACCATCGAGTCGGTTTTTTATGCCTATTTATAAGCCCTGCCACCGTGCGGGGCTTTTTCGTTTTCGGCCCCATGCCTGGCTCTTTGCTCGTAGCGGATGACAGTGACATGGAGGCCGAACCTATTTGAGGACTACAGATGAGCACGGAACAGCAAGCTCTCGCGGATGTACCACTTTGGCTTCTGATATTGCTAAGCATGGCGGGCTTGTCCGGGGAGATGCTGAGAGCATCGGGCAGCGACCTCGGGTTGCGACAGATCCTGCAGCGAGTGGCTTTGCGATTTCTCGCATCGGGTTTGCTGGGAATGGCCACGCTGCTGCTAGCAATGGCGCTCTGGAACAACCTCTATCTGGCTGCCGGATTGGGCATCGTCATTGCGGTAATTGGTGCCGATGTAGCGGGGGGGTTGTACACCCGGTTCTTGGCAAAGAAGGCAGGCATTCAAGTCGACGAGTAAGTCGTTGACAATCAAATATTCCAAGGAGATCGGCCAATGCAGGTCCGCGTGATAGGCAAGGGAGGGAGTTGTGAGTCAAAAGTGAGCCCCGACCTGACTTGGCGCTGAAATCGCCGGGGACCCTGGGGTTATCTGAAGGGTACGGGGTCGGAAACCCGCGGGAAAGCGTTAGCCACAGGGCTGGAAAGTTAGTTGACAACGGTTGACAGGTTGACAAGGAATGCCGGGTTTTCAGCGACAGAATTTGCGTGATCCAAACAAAGGTTTTTAGTGAAGTCCCCCCGGTTCTATTGGGCTGTAGGCGTTTTTATGCCTGTTCAATTTCTTGAACAGCAGCCCCTGTGCAATGGCCAGAAGGCTTGTCAACTAAGCCGGGTTAGTTGACAGGCTTAACAAGCCACGACGATGGAGGCCGCATGGCTTTTGTAACTCGCAAGGAGTACTGCGAGCTGAAGGGGTGGTCGAGGCAGTACGTCGGCAAGCTGGTCAAGAATCAACGACTGGTTCTGAACGCTGCCGGGCAGATTGATGTGGAGGCCAGCGAGCAGCTTCTGGCCATGACGAGCGACCCGAGTAAGGCGGCCGTCGCCGCTCGACATGAGCGCAATCGCCCGAGGCGGAGTGATCAGCCACCGCTGGAAATAGTCATCGCAGACTTTGTAGATGATCCCTCTGGTCAGGTACCCGACTTTCAAAAGTCACGCGCTCTTCGTGAGCACTACCTATCGCTTCAGGAGAAAGACAACTTCCTTAAAGCCCGAGGCACCTTGGTAGAGCGCAAAGCGGTCGAAGATGCGGCCTATAACGCCGGTCGCTTACTGCGTGATCTTTTGCTTGGAATGGCGCCACAGCTATCGCCGGAACTGGCCTCGCTGTCTGATCCATGGCAAATCGAAAAACGTCTGACGTCGGCTTTGCGACAAACACTGGAAGATGCTGAGCGGCTGTCAGCAGCAGATCTACAACAAGCCATTACCCCGAGCTAAACCTATGTCCTTAGAAATGTCGAACGGTGCGACGGTGTACCGCGAAGCGTATTTCCGTGGGCAGCGACCAGAGCCAGATGTCTGGATTGATCAGTGGGCCGACGAGTACATGCGCATCCCGCGCGACACGGGTGCGGCCGAGCCTGGTCAATACCACACTTCGCGCACCCCTTATGCGCGTGAGCCGATGCGCTGTCTGTCACCTGCCCACCCGTGCAAGCGGGTGGTGACCATGGTGGCTTCGCAGTTGATGAAGACGCAGATCGCCTTGAACTGGATCGGCGGCCTGATCCATATGGCCCCGTCCAATATCCTGACGTTGTTGCCCAGTCTGGGGTTGGCCAAGCGGGTATCGTCGCGGATTGGTAAAACCATCAAGGCTACGCCGGTTCTGCGTGAGCGCGTGGCGTCCAACCGCTCGCGAGATGCGCGCAACACCATGGACACGAAGGAGTTTGAGGGTGGTTCGCTGTACATCACCACGGCCGGTTCTGCGGCCAACCTGGCGGAGCTTTCCGCACGCTACATCTACGGCGACGAGGTTGATCGCTGGAGTGTCGACGTGGGCGAAGAGGGCGACCCGGTCGAACTGGCCGAGACTCGCGGTAGTACTTTCGGCCGTAACGCGAAATTCTACTTTTCCAGTTCGCCGACGGTCAGGGGGGCCTCCCGGATCGCTGATCTGTTTGAGGTCAGCGATCAGCGTTACTACTACGTGCCGTGCCCAACCTGTGACCACATGCAGGTTCTGGAGTGGGAGCGTTTGCATTACTCGGCGGATTTTCAGGTTGTGCATTACCAGTGCGCCGGCCCCGACTGCGACGTACTGATCGAGGAACGCTATAAGGGCGAGATGCTGGCGAAAGGGGAGTGGCGGGCACACACCCAGGGCGATGGCGAAACCATTGGTTTTAACTTGAATGCGTTGTACTCGCCGCCAGGCTGGACCGGTTGGGCCTCGTTGGCCAAGCAATTCGAGAAAGCTAAAAAGGCTCAGGCCAAAGGCGATCTGGAGCCGATGCAGGTGTTTTACAACACCCGTCTGGCCAAGGTCTGGGATAGCGCTCAGGAGCAAACCTCGGCCGATGTGCTGAGGGATCGGGCGCGGCTGGAAAACTACGGGCTTGGCTCAATGCCCGACGGCGTGTTGATGCTGACCGCTTCTGTTGACACCCAAGCCAACCGTCTGGAACTGATGGTGATGGGTTGGGGGGCCGGCATGGAACGCTGGGTGGTCGACTTTCAGGTGATCTCCGGCGACCCTGCCGATGAGCGCACCTGGGTGGCGCTGGACGAGTTACTCAAGGCCCGTTACCGACACCCTTGTGGTGCTGAGCTGATGATCATGGCTACGGCGGTCGACTCCGGTGGTAACCATACGGATGAGGTCTATCAGTTCTGTCGTATGCGCCGCTGGCGCAGCGTGTTCGCCATCAAGGGGGCGAGCAAGCGGGGCCGGCCGGTGATCGCGCAGCGACCTTCGATGGTCGACGTGACATGGAAGGGCCTCACTGAACGGCATGGCGCCGAGCTTTGGATTGTCGGTACCGACACGGCGAAGGACTGGATCTACAACCGCTATGTGTTCGACACCGGACCGGGAGCGCTGCACTTTGCCAACGACCTGCCGGATGACTTTTTCGCCCAGTGCGTGGCTGAGCGAAAAATCACCCGTTACGTCAGGGGGCATAAACGCATCGAATGGACCAAGGGCAAGGCCGAGCGCAACGAAGCGCTCGATCTGTTGGTGTACAACCTGGCCATGGCCCATTACCTCGGCATCAATCGCTACCAAGATCACGATTGGACGCGGATTCGGCAGGCGATCATCCAGTCGGCTTCTGGCGATAGCAGCCAGCCCGTTCAGAGCGAACGGCTCAGCCGGCCAGTCGTAACACCGGCCGCACCACAGGCGCCGCAACCCGCCGTGAAATCACGTCCGGCAGCCGCTCCCCCACAACGCCGCAGTTCCACCAGTGGCTACCTGAAGAGACGCTGATATGTCATTTACGAAAAAGCACCTCGACGCGGTTGAGGCGGCCATTGCTCGCGGTGAGAAAACTGTGCGCTACACCGACCGTACCGTGGAATACCGCACGGTCGATGAACTGCTCGCGGCGCGCGCGGAAATACGCTCGTCGCTGGCACGCGACGCCGGGCCACGTTCGCGCGTGGTCCGCCTTTATCACGGGGGCAAGGGACTTTAATGGCCCGACATTTTCCGACGTTGACCCGTAACGGCTTTGTGCTGCCGTCCAACATCAAGGCCAGTTACGAAGGCGCTGGTGAAGGCCGCCGATCCGCTAACTGGGACGCTCCCGACAACGGGATCAACAGCATCAACACCCCGGCACTGCGCAATTTGCGGTCGCGCTCCCGGGCAGCGGTTCGCAATGACCCGTATGCCTTCAACGTCATCGACAAGCGCGTCAGCAACCTGATCGGCACCGGCATCACCCCTCGGCCAGCGACCGATGATGATGCCCTGCGCAAGCTGCTGCAGGAGCTGTGGAGCGATTGGGTTGATGAGTCTGATGCGGATGACCGCACCGACTTTTACGGCCAGCAGGCGCTAGTGGCGCGCACGGTGGAAACATCGGGCGAGTGCTTCGTCCGGTTGCGTCCTCGCAGTCGGGACGAAGGTTTGGCGGTTCCGCTGCAGTTGCAGATCCTGGCGCCGGAGTTCGTGCCGCACGACAAATTCGAGAGCACCAAGAACGGCAACGTCATCCGTGCCGGCATCGAGTTCACGCCCGGCGGCAAGCGGGTAGCGTATTGGATGTACCTGTCGCACCCGCGTGATACGGCCTCGTTGAATGCCGGCTACAACCAGCTAGTGCGCGTCCCGGCCGCGCAGGTGCTGCACATCTTCGAACCGGTCGAACCTGGCCAGTTGCGCGGTGTGCCGCGATTGTCGCCGGTACTCAAACGGCTGCGCAGTCTGGACAACTACGACGACGCGGTGCTGTTCCGTCAGGAGGTGGCCAACCTGTTCGCCGGTTTCATCAAGCGCCCGTCGCCTGACGCGGGTCCGGCTCCACGCGATCCGGTTACCGGCGCGTTATTGGATCTGGACCGCGACGGCTTCACGCCCATGGTTGCGCTCGAACCCGGCACCATGCAGGAACTCGGTCCGGGCGAAGAGGTGGAATTTTCCAAACCGCCGGACGCGGGCAACAACTACCCGGACTTCATGCGTCAGCAGTTGATGGCTGCAGCGGCGGGTAGCGGTACGCCTTACGAGATCCTCACCGGCGACATGCGCGGCATCAACGATCGAGCGCTGCGGGTGGTACTCAACGAGTTTCGGCGTCGCCTGGAACAACTGCAGTTCAGCGTGTACGTGCATCAATTCTGCCGCCCGGTACGGGCTGCGTGGATGGACATGGCGGTGCTGTCGGGTGTCTTGGTGCTGGACGATTACGCACAGAAGCGCCGCCAATACCTGCGCACCCGCTGGGTGCCACAAGGCTGGGCTTACATCCAACCGGTGCAGGACGTGCAGGCGCGAGCGATGGAGGTTAGAGCCGGTTTTTCGTCGCGCAGCGAGATGGTTTTGCGCACTGGCTACGACGCCGAAACGGTCGATCTGGAAAACGCTGCCGATCTGGCGCGCGCCACGGGATTGGGCCTCAACTACAACACCCTTGATGCCGTCGAAGACAACGACGACAAGGAGCAACCATGAGCAAAACCGCGAAACCGCGTATTTACAACCGCGCCGGCAAACGCGTCGAGGTACAGGACAAGACCTGGTACGCCGTTCATGCCAGCGGCGAGGCCACCGAGCGAGTGATCGAAGTCTTCGTCTATGGCGAGATCGGCGCGTGGGGCATCACTGCGAATCAGTTCGTGCAG